GAGCAATCAATACAAAAGTATAAAGATGAATTATCTATAAACGGTGATTTATCATATTTAAATTTAGATTGGAAACCAGTACCAATTATACCTAAGTTTGTAGATATAGTTGTTAACGGTATTCAAGAAAGAACATATGGTATAAAAGCATACTCACAAGATCCTGCTTCTGTACAAAAAAGGACAGAGTACATGGAATCTATTTTAAAAGATATGCGTACTGCTGATTTTAATAATGCTGCTTATGAAGAGTTTGGTATAAATTTATATGAGAATGATCCCGAAACATTACCTGAAAACGAAGAGGAGCTACAATTGCACATGCAATTAAACTATAAAGATTCAATTGAGATAGCAGAAGAGGAGGCAATAAACAATGTTTTTGACCACAACAAATACGATTTAATAAAGAAAAGATTAGATTATGATATTGCTGTAGTAGGTATGGCTGCTGTAAAAAACGAGTATACAACTTCAGAGGGCATAAATATAAAATATGTAGACCCATCTGATTTAGTGCACTCCTACACGGATTCACCTTATTTTGACGATATATATTATGTAGGTGAAATAAGAAGAGTATCTGTGGTTGATCTTAAAAAACAATACCCTGAATTAACAGAAGAAGATATTAAAAAACACATTGAAAATCAAGGTAGTAGCACTAAGCTATATAATAAAGCTTACCAAACAGCAGATTCAGAAGATAACGCTTATGTTTATGTATTGTATTTTGAATACAAAACATACAGAGACCAAGTACATAAAATAAAAGAAACATCTACAGGGGCATCAAAAGCAATTAAAAAAGATGATACATTTGATCCCCCAAAAGATCAAAGATCTAGATTTGAAAAAGTAAATAGAACAATTGAAGTAATATATTGTGGCGCTAAAATTGTTGGATCAGAAAAAATGTTAAGTTGGCAGTTAGCTGAAAACATGACAAGACCAAAATCTAATACAGTAAAAGCACAATTTAGCTATAATATAGTAGCACCTAGAATGTATAAAGGTAAGGTTGAATCGCTTGTTAGTAGAATGACTACATTTGCAGATATGATTCAGCTAACACATCTAAAGCTACAACAGGTATTATCAAGAATGGTACCAGATGGCGTATATTTAGATGCAGACGGTATTGCTGAAATAGATTTAGGTAATGGAACAAACTATAATGCACAAGAAGCATTAAATATGTATTTCCAAACCGGTTCTGTTATTGGTAGATCAATGACACAAGACGGCGAATTTAATAACGGAAGAGTTCCAGTACAAGAATTACAATCATCTGGAGCACAGGCAAAAATATCAAGTTTAATTAATTCATATAATTATTATTTACAAATGATAAGAGATGTGACTGGATTAAATGAAGCAAGAGATGGTTCAACACCAGATAAAAACGCTTTAGTAGGTTTACAAAAAATTGCAGCTGCTAATTCAAATACAGCAACAAGACATATATTACAGAGTGGTTTATACCTTACATTAAAAACAGCTGAAGCGATTTCATTAAGAGTTTCTGATGTTTTAGAATTTGGACCAACTAAAGAATCTTTTATACAAAGTATAGGTAAATATAATGTAGCTACACTAAATGAAATGTCAAAGCTGCAGTTGCATGACTTTGGTATATTTTTAGAGCTTTCGCCAGACGAAGAAGAAAAACAATTATTAGAAAATAATATACAAATGTCTCTTCAAAAAGATCAAATTAATTTAGAAGATGCAATTGATATACGTGAGATTAAAAATTTAAAACTTGCTAATCAGTATTTAAAACTAAGAAGAAAACAAAAATTTGAGCAAGATAGAGCAATACAACAGGAAAACATTCAGATGCAAACTCAATCTAATGCGCAAGCTGCACAAGCTGCTGCTCAGGCCGACGTTCAAAAACAACAAGCAATTACTCAAAGCAAAGCTGAATTAGCAGAAGTGCAAGCTGATTTAGATATGGAAAAATTACAAAAAGAAGCCGAAATCAAAATGTTATTAATGCAAAAAGAGTTTGAAATGAATATGCAGCTTAAAGACGCTGATTTAAATGTAATTAAAGATAAAGAGAAGTATAAAGAAGATAGGAAAGATGATAGAACAAAAATACAAGCTTCGCAACAATCTGAATTGATAGATCAAAGAAAAAATAATAAACCTCCTAAAAAGTTTGAATCTGCAGGATTTGATAATTTAGGCGGATTTGGATTAGAACAGTTCGATCCAAGATAATAACTAAATAATAAAAAAATGAGTAAAGTAGCAAAAAATGATTGGACTGGTAGTATAAACGGTTCAGCATATTCAACAGCAAGTTCAGCTGCAATAACACCAACATCGGGAAATGTATGGATAGCAATAACAATGCTAACAGATACTGTTTTTGATAGTGGAAGTGGATTAGTTGCAGAAAGTGCAACAACGTATGTTAATACAGAGGGCATTGGGGCAGGAGCTGCAGGCTTAGTTGTTGATAGTGTAACATTTCCAAAAGGAGTAACAATTTATGGTCGTTGGACTGAAATTGATGTTGCTTCAGGAACTATTGTTGCATATCAAGGAATTTAAAGGTATACGTATTCTTGCCTTATTAAAAGAGTACAAATAATTATATTATATTATGTCAGAAGAAACACAAGCAAAAATTGTAGAAGATGAAAATCCATCTGCTGCAGAACAAGAAACCAAAGTACTCAAAAAAATGGGTGCTGATATAGGTGAAGAATCTATTACTAAAGTAGATTTAAGACAAACTAAAGAAGAAACAGATGCCGTTCAAGAACAAAGCACAGATGAAAGCGTGTTACGCGGAAGCGGCACGGATGAAAAAACTGGGGAAGAAACCGAAGTGGAATTGCAAAAAGTACAGCAAGAAGAAAATCAATTAACTTTAGAAGAAGTAATTGAAGAAGAAACCGAGGAAAAACCAGAAAAAAAACCAGAAGATCCTGTAGAGGAACTTAAGGAAGAAATTGAAGAGGCTGTTCAAACATCACAAGATACAGCAACTCCGTTACCAGAAAACATTCAAAAAGTTGTAGAATTTATGAATGATACTGGTGGAACGCTAGAAGATTATGTAAAAATTAATCAAGATTATTCTAGCATAGAAGATTCATCTCTTTTATATGAATATTACAATCAAACAAAATCACATTTATCAAAAGATGAAATTGATTTTTTAATTGATGATAATTTTTCATTTAATGACGAAATTGATGAACCAAGAGATATTAAGCGTAAAAAACTCGCTTATAAAGAAGAAATTGCAAAAGCTAAGAGTTATTTGGAAGGGTTAAAGGACAAATATTACGAAGAAGTCAAGTTGGGTTCTAAGTTAACCAATGATCAACAAAAAGCAATAGAGTTTTTCAATACTTATAACAACGAACAATCAGAACAGCAAAAGCTGCAAGAAAAGCAAACTGCTCATTTTAATAATGAATCTAGTAAAGTTTTTACAGACGAATTCAAAGGTTTTGAATTTAAAGTCGCAGATAAAAAATATAGATTTAATGTTAAAGACAAGCAGGAAGTTAGAGATAGACAAGCAAACATATTAAACGTACTTGATAAATATATAAGTGAAGATAATATGTTAAAAGATGCTTCTGGCTATCACAAAGCTCTTTTTGTTGCGGACAATGCAGATGAAATTGCAAATCATTTTTATGAACAAGGCAAGGCTGATGCTATAAAACAGTTAAATGCAGAATCTAAAAATATAAATATGGATCCTCGTAAGACTGGAGTAGTTGAAGCAGCCGGATTAAAAGTAAGAGCAATTTCAGGTGATGATAGTTCAAAACTTAAAATTAAACTTAAAAAATAATAATACAAAATGGCAGCAATAACTCCATCAGCTGGAAGCTCGTTGAACTCAACGCCGGCACCAGCTAAACAAACTTTGTCATCTAACTACCTATCATTTACAGGTGGTTCAAATGACTGGTCTCAGCAATACCTACCAGATTTATACGAACAAGAAGTTGAAGTATTTGGAAACAGATCTGTAGCTTCTTTCGTAAGAATGGTTGGTGCTGAAATGCCTATGACTGCAGATCAAGTAATTTGGTCTGAGCAAGGTAGACTACACTTACACTACAAAGGTGCAGCAGTAGCTAACACCGGTGTAATTACAATTGCATCTTCAGGAACTCACGCAGTAAGAGTTGGACAAACTATCGTACTTAGCGATAACACGACTTCTCCTACAGTAATTAAAGCGTACATTTCTGCAGTAGCAGCGGACAACACAACTTTAACAGCAATACCTTATACAGGTGGTGCAACAGTTGGAGCTGTGTCAGGTTTTGTAACAACAGATGACGACGGTACAGCAACTTGTGACTTATTCGTGTATGGTTCTGAATTTAAGAAAGGAACAGCAGGAATGACAAATGCAGTACAACCATCTTTTGCTTCTTTATCTAACAAACCAATTATAATTAAAGACAAGTATGAGGTTTCAGGATCTGACGCTTCTCAAATTGGTTGGGTTGAAGTAACAGGAGAAAATGGACAATCTGGTTACCTATGGTATTTAAAAGCTGAAGGTGATACAAGAACAAGATTTGAAGATAACCTTGAAATGGCAATGATTGAAGGTGAACTAGCAGCAGCAGCTGGTGGTGTAGACTCTCAGTTAGGTACAGCAGGGGCAGAAGCAACAGCAGGAACTGAAGGTCTTTTCGCAGCAATTACTGCAAGAGGTCACGTTACTACTGGTATCGCAGGTACATCTCCAACAGATGACTTAGGTTCTTTTGACAACATACTTAAGAAGTTTGATGCTCAAGGTGCAATCGAAGAAAACATGTTATTTATCAACAGAGAAGTATCTCTAGCGATTGATGATATGCTAGCAACTCAAAATTCTTACGGAGCAGGTGGTACATCTTACGGTGTATTCTCTAACAGTGAGGATATGGCGCTTAACTTAGGTTTTTCAGGATTTAGAAGAGGTTCTTATGACTTCTACAAAACTGACTGGAAATACTTAAATGATGCATCAACAAGAGGTATTATTGAAAACGATATAAGAGGAGTTGTTGTGCCAGCTGGTACATCTACTGTTTATGACCAAACACTTGGTAAAAACATTAAAAGACCATTCTTACACGTTAGATATAGAGCTTCAGCAGCTGATGATAGAAAAATGAAATCTTGGACAACTGGTTCTGTTGGTGGAAACATCACATCAGATCTAGATGCAATGGAGGTTCACTACCTATCAGAAAGATGTTTAATTACTCAAGGTGCTAATAA